TAAAATCCATTCCTTCATGCGGCGTTTACAACACAGAAAGCAAAGTGTTCAAGCTTTTTTCCTCCATAAAGCCGTTTCCTACATTTAATTGCAGGAGTAATAGTATAAACCTGATGAGTTACGGTTCCGCCGAAGAAAGCATCATGCGGTTTGAGAATATGGAGATCGCCGGAGAATTACTGATGGCTGTAGAATAATATTACTCAGCCAAGAGCCAATCAATAATATTGACTTGCTTAATGCCCTCGTAATCTCCTGTGATAAAATCGAGGGTTAAAAGATATTTGGGGTAATTGTCGCTGACTTTCTTGAGCGGATCAAGTTCGCGCTCTTTCACACGCTCGTCAAGGGCGGTCAAGGATACCTGATAATACTCTTTTGTATTTTGTTTTGTGGCGACAAAATCTATTTCTTTTTCATCAATTTTGCCGATGTTCACCCGGTAACCACGACGGAGTAATTCGAGGTATACGATATTTTCCACCTGATGCCCGACATCGGTATTGGTCGCCGAAAGCAGATGATTCCGCAATCCCGAATCGACAATATAATACTTACCGAGGGTTTTGAGCAGATTCCTTCCCTTTATATTATAGCGTTCAACCGGGTAAAACAAAAAACCATCGCACAATGCTTTAACATACCTGTCAACCGTCTTTTGCGTGATTTTTCTTCCCGAATTGTTGATATAATTGGTAATACTCGCGATTGAAACAGGGCTGCCAATGCTCGAACAAAGGAATTTCACAATGTTTTTAAGCAACGCGACATCGCTGACACCCTTTCGGCTTACGACATCTTTTACAATAATGGTGTTGTAAAGCCCCTCCAAATATTGGTCGGCAAGCTCTATATCACTTTTTAACTGCATGACTACAACGGGGAAACTACCCGATGTGCGGTAGGTTTCAAATGCCTTAGTCCTGTCGTCGATGCCGCTCGCCGCGTAAAACTCACCGAATGAGAACGGCAGCATTTTTATTTCCACATACCGCCCTGAAAGGAGCGTCGCAAGCTCTCCCGACAGTAAATCGGCATTGGATCCGGTAATATAAACATCTGTATTCTTTTTAATATAAATGCTGTCAATCGCTTTTTCAAACTCCGTGCAACGCCCGACTTCATCAACAAAAATGTAGGTCATTCTGTTTTTTTGAAGCTTTGACACCAAAAAATCATGTAAAGGCTTATATTTACGCAAAGGTTCGTGCTCGACATCTTCAAGGTTGATATGGACGATTTGACCATCCTCAACGCCTGTGGATTTCAGGTGCTCGATATACAACTCAAATAGTGTTGATTTACCCGAACGTCGCGCGCCCGTTACAGCCTTGATAACATCAACCTCACGAAATTTTATTAGATTTTCCAAATATTCATGGCGCGGAATAAGTTTGTCCATCTTAAAAATCACCTCGCGAACAGTGTAACAAAAACTTCGATAAATGTCAAGTTATTTTCCGTTTGGAAAATAACCATTTGTTTCCAGGGAGTTTTTGCAAACAGTCGATTTCCGTAAAATTGTATTCCTTATAGATATTGCTCCCCGAAAAGGTGATTGCTGTCACCGCAGAAAATCTTCCCTGAAAACGGATGCGCGCTGCTCGACCATCGTCCGATCGATTTTCGGTGTTTCATTTCTACCTGCGCCAAATCCCAAATTTCCGGTTCTATGATAGCGGGATGGCTGTCGGTAACCATATACATCTGCACCTCGCCTTTATTGACTTTTTGGCGTTTGGCGAGAAAATCCACGGTATATTTTTTCTGCAATCTCGCCATTCCCTGGATTTTTTCGTTGGTTAGAATGGAAACAATCACATTAGCGCCCCACTTTACTTTGCCGCCTGGCGAAGGAAATCCCGAATCCGTGAGAAGGGATGCTATAAAATTCGGGGACTTGCCGAATAAAAACAAACGATATATCAGCCTCACGATGTCTGCTTCATCTTCAACAACGGTCGGCAGCCCATCCGGTCCCTTTTCGTAACCGAGAAACCGTTTGTATGGCAGACTGACTTTTTTGTCCGCAAACCGCTTACGCACGCCCCAGGTCACATTCTCGCTGATAGAACGGGATTCCTCCTGAGAGGAGCGCGTATAAGGAGGGTGGCGAAAGAGCATGGATTTTTCATGATTTTCGGGCTTTGGGGGCTGAAAAATGGTTGTGCGTATGGATGCGATACTGACTGCGGACAGTTGTAATTGCATCTATTATCAGAATCTTGAAGGGCGTTGTCAACGCAGAACAAACAGAAAAAATGCCCCGCACCGGAAAGGATGCGGGGCGTATGTTGGAAAATATAGTGTGAGCTATTCCTGTGAATCCGCGTCGCTTTGCCCCGGCTCCTCAATCAGGCCGATAACATTCCAGAAGATGTCGATCTGCTGCCGGCGGTTTTTGCCGAGGCGGCCGTTGGCTTGGTGGCAGACTATTCGGTCAATGAAAATACGGACGATTTCGGGGGTTAGCTCCGAGATGTCCGTATATTTTTTTACCAGTTCCAGGAATCGGCGCGCGTTTTGGTCTTTTTCTTTTTCGGCGGATATGAGGATTTCGAGTTCGGCGGCTCGTTCTTGCAGGGCTGTCTGTTCGGACTCGTAATCGCTGTACATTTTGTCGAAGCGGTCGTCCGAAAGCCGTCCGGCTACGTTGTCCTCGTAGAGTTTTTTTATGATTGAGTCCAACTCGGAAATCCGCGTTTTTGCTTTTTTCAGTTCGCTTGCTGCGGAGCGCAGTTCTTTGGCGGCTATTTTTTCGTGTGTTTTTTCTACCAGCGTGATGAATTCAGCCTCGTTTTTTCGCACGAAAGCGGTCATTGACTGAATCTCGCTCAGTATCAGCGGCTCAATGAAATGGCGGGGGGTGCTGTGGACGCTGCATTCGCGGTGGCCGGTTCTTGAGGCGGCGTATGTCGGGCAGATATAGTATTGAAACTTTGTTTTGATGTCGCGCTGGATGCGCAGCCGCCGTCCGCAATCGGCGCAGTATAGCAGCCCGTTGAGCGCGCCCATTTCGCCCATCGCGGTTGATTTTTTCTTGGTGGCTTCACGCAGTTTTTGAACGCGTTCCCAGATTTCTTTGTCAATAATGGGCTGGTGGGTGTTTTCGGTGATTATCCATTCGTCGCGGTCGTTTTGGTGGGTGCGCTTGGCTTTGTAGGATTTTTTGTAAGTCCGGCCGCTGACTGTGTGACCTAGATAATCCATGCGGCTGAGGATTTTCGCGACCATTCCGGCACCCCAGAATGTGTTTTTGCCGCGGTTGTTGATGCCGTTTTTCTTTTGGTGAACCGACGGGGAGTCAACGCCCCGGTTATTGAGTATGGTTTCTATTTGACTGGGACCGTAGCCCTGCATACAAAGGCTGTAAATCTCACGCACAACTTCGGCTGCCTCATCGTCCAAAATCCAGTGGGTTTTGTCTTCGGGATTCTGCTTGTATCCATAAACAGGGTATGCGGTCAGATGCTTGCCCTGCAAGGCTTTTGTGCGCATGGATGCCTTGATTTTTTTGCTTATGTCGCGGGCGTACCATTCTGACATAATGTTGCGGAAAGGTGTGAAATCGTCCGTACCTTTGCTTGTGTCTACTCCGTCATTTACGGCTATCAGCCGAATGTTCTGGTCGGCGAATTGTTCCATGTACAGTCCTACACGCAGGTAATCACGGCCTACGCGGCTCATGTCTTTCACAAGGACGGCTTCGATACTGCCGTCGTCAACCTCGGCCATCAACTGCCGCCAGCCGGGGCGGTCGAAAGTGGTTCCAGAATAGCCGTCGTCAATAAAAAAACGAGTATTCATATACCCGTTATCCTTGGCACAGCGAGATAGCAGCTCCCGCTGGTTTGAAATTGAGTTGCTTTCCCCCTGGCGGATGTCGTCGTCGCGGCTGAGACGGCAGTAAAGCGCCGCTGTTTTCTTCTCCATAAGAACGCTCCTTCTTCTTTAGCTGTGTACCATATTGCCATAGAAAGCTATATAAGTCAAGCGCTACGGAGATTATCCCGGCCTTCATTTCTGACGGAATAACAGGCGTTTTTGAACTCTTTTTCGGCGTTACTGACAATAACGCGTTTTAATAACTGATCCAGCTTTTCGGTCGCTCCGACACGGGGGAAACTGTTTACAATGAATGTAGTTGTTCCGATAATTACTTCACGTGACTGCATAATAAGCCCTCCAATTTTAAGGCGGCAGAGTTTCCCCTGCCGCCGATATTAAAACATGTTGTTCTTCGTCCTTTGTCACATTTTTACTTTGATTGGCTTATTGCGCCGTGTATAATCTAAGCTGCTTTATGCTTTAGGGCTTTGACCGATTCCGGTAGAATCAGCTTCGCGTCTACTCTTTGTGTTGCGAGGAAACCGACCTGGGAATTCGGGGCATAGAGTTCGTTGAGCCGCTGGAACACACGCCCCTGGCGGTCGGCGATCCAGAAATATGAGAGGTCGCCGAAGATTACGGATTTGTTGCCTGTGCCGATTTGCGGCATGAAAGCGGAAGTCAGAACGGGGCGGCCGCACAGTGTGTCCGGCGCGTCCGCGCTTACCGCTTTTTCCCATAAATATTGGCCTGACGCGTCTTTCAGTTTGCGTAACATTTTGGCTGTGGAGTCGTGGATTATGAACACGGCTTTGTCGCGGTAGGCGCTTTTCAGGGAGTAGTAGAGGTCGAAAATCTCGTCAAAAGTCAGCGCGGCCGCGCTGTTCGCGGTCACACCGACCTCCGCACCGTTTGTGTCGGACAATAACCCTGTCGGCTGATTCGCGCCGTTGCCGGTGAGAAAGGCTTCCTCCTCCTTCGCGCCGACGCGGCGGGCGAATTCGCTGACTATGTACTGCTCGATATCGAACGCGCTGTCGTTTATCAGCTCGTTCGAGACCTTGATTGCCGTGCCCAGCTTCCACGCGCCGAGGGTAATTTGCGAAAATGAGCTGTCGCTTTCGGTAATCGCCGCGCCCTCGTCAAGCCACGCCGCGCTGCCTTTTGAGGCGATGACCGGGATTTTTCTGTCGCCGGAGGTCTGGATGACTGTTGCGTAACGGCGCAGGATGTTTTCGGACTCAAGGCCTGTAATCAGTTGCCGTTCGTACTCACGCGGCACAAGAAAACCGCCGTCCGGATCTGACCCTATGCGGAGGGCGTTTTTTACATCACTATCAATCCTGCCGCGCATTTCGTTCCAGAAAGCGTGCTTGTAGTCATTTGAAGCGCGGCCGTCTTTTTCTTCTTCAATTCTTTGAGGTCTATTGGTAATCGGTTGACCTGTAGGCTGTTTCAGCTCGTTCTCAATAGCCGACAGCTTGTTTTCGCGCTCAATCTGCTTGCCCAGCGCGACAATTTCCTCCTCCATGCGCTCATAGGCGGCGGTATCCTCCGGGCTTAGAGTCGCCGACACCGCGCTCCGGCTGTCGAGGAAGGCTCTGGCGGAGTTAACCGCCTGGTTTCTCTTGTCATAAAGTTCCGCGATTTTACTCATGATAATCCTCCAAATTAATGTTATTTTTGTTGTTGCTCAATGTTGTAAGCCGCGCCGGCGGACTCCAAGGGACACATCGAACCGTTTACCAGAATTTTGTTCCCTCCCAGCATATCGGGTATCTCGTTCATGTTCTCAAGGCGGCGGATGTCGTTGGCGGAGAGCCAGCCGTTTTGTCGTCCGATTGAGTAGCCTTCCATTCGCGATTTATAGTCCCCCCGCAGTAGTCCTTCCAATGAAAACTTTACAAAGAATTTTGTCAGCTCCGACGGCTGAAAAAGGGATATTTCCATTGATTGCTCGATTTTGCGAACCCAGGGTGTCAATGTGAACTTCACAAAATCAAGGCTCATGTGTTCGACATTACTGAATGTGGCGTGTTCCAAATCGCCCACAAGATGGAGGGGAACACGATAAATTCGGGCGATTTCCTCCAGCTGAAAACGGCGTGTTTCAAGAAACTGCGCTTCATTCGGAGGGATACCGATGGTCGAAAATTTCGCGCCCTCCTCAAGCACGGCAACCTTGTGCGCGTTGTCCGAGCCCTGATATCCGGCGTTCCAGCCCGCCTTGACGCGACTGATGTCCTTGACCACTCCGGGGAATTCAAGAACCGCGCCGGGCGACGCTCCGTTTCTGAAAAAGGCTGAGCCGTAATCCTCGGTCGCCAGCGCGAGACCGATGCTGTTTTTGGCGAGGGCGATAGGGGAATAGCCGAGAATGCCATCGAATCCAAGTCCCGGAATGTGGAGAATGTCGCGGCTGTTCAGTTTGATTGCGCCGTCGTCGCTTTGGTAGCTGTATATCAGCTTTCCGTCAATCCTGTCAACCTCCGTCTTGTTCGGCAGCAGAGGGTGAAGCGAGACGGGATAGCCGCGCCCGTCACGGATAATCTGGGCGTAGAAATTGCCGTAGATCAGCAGATGGGTCATGGCGGTTTCGATGAAGGTATACGCGGTCATTTCGGCGTTGGGCATCAGGCGCAGAAGATTGTACAGCGGGTGGTCGTAGGCCTTTTGGGAGTCGTTATCGCCTTTGCGCGCGTACACATGTAGCGGCAGACTGGCGACGGCTTCCGCGATAACTTTCACACAGGCGTGAATCGCCGTAATTTGCAGGGCGGTGCGTTCGTTGACCGTTTTGCCGCTGGGCGTGTCACCGAAAAGGAAGGATGTGCCGCCAAGATAGTTTTGAGGATGATTATCGTCTGCCGGATGATGATTATCTTTTTTATCTCTTGACCTAAAAATTCCGTTTAAAATGCTCATATCCAAATCACCCCCTCTCCGTCGTGGACTTTATTGTAGGCCGCCCCGCCCCGGCGCACGGCGCGGTCGAGAGCCATAATCAGAGCGACTATGCCGTCGATTTTCTCGCTGCTTTTTTCTTTGTCAGGCTTGATATTGCCTGCCGGGTCTGTACGGACGCAGACATTGTCCGCCATCCACCGCAGAACCGGGTTTCCTCCGTGGGCGATTTTACCCGATAAAATCAGGCGCATAAGCTCTTTGGTCGGCGGCGACATGGAAGCGAAGCCCTGTCCGAACGGCACAACCGTGAAGCCCAGCCGTTCAAGGTTCTGCGACATCTGCGCCGCGCCCCAACGGTCGTAAACGATTTCACGGATATCAAAACGCGTTCCAAGCTCTTCGATGAATTTTTCGATAAAAGCGTAATCCACCACATTGCCCTCGGTAGTCAGAAGAAAACCTTGCCGCGCCCAGAGGTCATACTGAACGCTGTCGCGCCGGACCCGCTGATTCACCGTATCCTCCGGCAGCCAGAAATACGGCAGGACATAATACAAATCCTCACCTTCCCCCGGCGGAAAAACCAAAACCAAGGCCGTAATATCATTAGTAGAAGATAAATCCAGCCCAGCGTAGCAAACTCTCCCATGCAAACATTCTTCCAAATCAGCAAATTGTTCGCTATTCATCGTTAAGTGTTCATTGGAACAAGCCTCCCATTTGTCCATCGGCATCCAGCGTACGCTTTGTTTTGTCCAGATATTCAGGCGCAGCTGCAGGAAGCTGTTCAGTTCCGCCGGATTCTGTTTCGCGGAATCGCAGGCTCGTTGCAGAGACTCCACGGAAAAGGTTTGCCCCAGCGACGGGTTTGCCTTAATCCAGTTTTTTGAGTCCTCCCAGTCATCACCCTCGTCAAGCTGAAATATCACGGGAAGAAAGGAAGAATCGGTCTTGCGCCCGTCGCGGATATCGACGGCTTTCCGGTGCAGTTCATAGCCCACAGAGTTGATATTATTGCCGGCGGTGCTGATGAAAAGATGGAGGGGCTGCCGCCGCGCGTCGCTTGAACCCTGGGTCATGACACGAAACATTTCACGGTCGGCAACATGGGTTTCGTCAAAAAGAACCGCGTGGGGGTTGATGCCATGGTGGGAGTAAGCCTCGCTGGACAGCACCTGATAAAAACTGTTCGCGGCCGCGTAGACTATACGCTTCTGGGAGTCGAGAATTTTCAGACGCTTGCTGAGGGCGGGACTGGCGCGCACCATTGCCGCCGCCTCGCGGTAGACGAGACTGGCCTGTTGACGGTCGGCCGCGCAGGAATAAATCTCCGCGCCGGATTCCTTGTCCGCCGACAGCATATACAGAGCGACGGCTGCCGCGAGGCTCGTTTTGCCGCCTTTTTTGGCGAGGGTGATGTAGCAGGTTCTGAACTGACGGAAGCCGTCCGCGCCGATCACGCCGAAAAGGGTTCGGATGATTTCCTCCTGCCAGGGCAGAAGATAGAATCGCCGCCCCTCCCATTCGCCCTTGCTGTGGCGGAGCTCGCTGATGAACGCGACTACGCGGTCGGCGGCGGGCTTGTAGTAGCGGGAGGTCGGCAGCATGAATTTCTTTGCGAGTTTCGGGGGTTCGGGATTTTTTGGCATTGATTGCGACCTCCTTTCGATGAAAATCGGCATAAGAAAAAGCTCCCGAAGGAGCCGGATGGGGGTATATATGGTTGGTTATTTCGCTTTTTTGAGATGTTTCGCTTGCCATTTTGCTTTGCTTTCGGGGGTGGCGAAGGCTGAATCGCCGGACAAATTTTGAAGCAGTGTTTTTCTGTGGGCTTTGTTGGCGGGGTCGTTTAGTCCGATTTTTACGCATAATGTTCGCATTGCGAATTTCGGGTTTTCGGGGAGGCCTGTGTCTTTCGCTGTGATTCGTTTTGACTTTTTGGAAAAACTGACCGCTGAGTTTAGGAATGCGCTCCAGGCTTGGATTACAGTGGAATCTATGTTTTCTGAATTTAACCATTCGAATTTTACTGTGGTTTCGGTGAATTCAAGCGGAAGTTCGCCTGTGCTGTTTTCGCCCAGAGCCGCTTTTATCAGCGTGGTTTTGCTTTGGATGAGGTCGGCGAGGTTCTTTTTCGCTTGTGTGAGGTCACCGCAGGAGGTGAAGGGGATTTCTATTGTGATGGTGCTATCATTCGATTTGCGTTCACTTTGGATGCCGTTCTCAAGATATTCGCTGATGAGATAATTATGCTGTTCGTAATGTTTTTTGATGCCGACGGAAATATTCGCGGCGTTCAGCGGCTCGTCCGCGGAGCCTATCCAGGCATGGCAGTAACCGTTTAGCAGAACCGCGTTGCCGTCAATTTCCGATATTTCCTTGAGCCTTAATTTTTGCTCGCTGTCAAAAACAGGTTTTTCGTCTTTGCTGTCAACCGGGAAAAAATCCTCGGCGAACCAGCTTTGCTTGCCGTTCGGCATTGTCCGCTGCCACACCGCTATGTAGGCGATTCCCTCGTTGAGCAGGTCTTTTTGTTCTCTTGCGACTTCGATGATTTTCATGTTCTTACCCTCCGTTTTCCTTGATGTCAAAGGGATTCGCGCCCTTCGCATGTACTATATTAACCATTTTCGGAAATATATCAAGTACATTAAGCGACAAGGATATTTTGAGGAAATCGAAAATATTTGTCATGTGTCACAATAATGATTATTTAGATTGCGTCAGCCAGTCTGTGATGAATTTTATCGCGTCGCCGAAACCCGCTTTGTAGTAATATCGGCAGGTCTCGCCGTCGGATACACGGTACTTGTTTTCCATATCGCGGAACAGGTGTTTTTGCTCTTTGGTCAAAGTCGCAAGTAGAATTTCCGCTTTTGCTTTCAAGTCAAGGTAGGCTTCACTCATCTCATCGGATTCATTCGCTCCGTGGTAATTAACCCGCTCGGTTATGAATTCCTCTGTTTGTTTCATGTGTTCGCTCATACGCTCACCCTTTCTTTTTTGGTGAGCATATGATTGCTCGGAAAGTATTACATTGCAAGTGTTTTTTTATCTTGGCAGGAATTATTACAAAGCGGTATCCGCAAACTCATTTTCTATCCGACAGCAGCATTTCCATCACGTCCGCGCCGGGCGCGCGGGAGGAATAATCCCCGGAGACGTTTTCACGAACTACTGCGTAAATCCTGTCCCAGACCGCGACCGCCTGTTTCGCGTATTCCCGCGCCATTATCGAAAAAGTTGAGGCAATCGGCGCGCCGGTCGTGGGGTGTTTGCTTAAGAGCCCCGCCTTGCTCACGGCTTCCTCGCACTGAACCCAACGCGCAATGCTAATCGCGTATAAATCAACGGTGTCCTTAGTGACATAGTTTTCGCAGCCATACCGCGTCAGCCAGACAAACACCCGCTCATAGACTTCCTTCGCCCGCAGCGGCAGCTCAATTCTTTGTTCGCGTGACAAAAATTCCGCCGCTTCGGGGTATCTCGGAACGGCCTCTTCGGGGTATTTCGGAACGACCTCTTCACGGCATTTCGGAACTGTATCTTCGTTGTCACCGTTTTTCAAAACCGAGAGCGTTTTGCCGTCAAGGAGCTTCTCGTCAAGCGATTTTCTAGGCCGTCCGCCCGTCCCGGGCGCGGGTCCGCGTCTGCCCATTTGCTCACCTCCTTGGCCGGAAAAGCGGTAAAACTTAATGAAACTTTTCGACTAAAAAAACATATTTCCCGAAAAGTTTTCAAAAAAGTTTCGCTTGAAAAATCGCAGTAATATCAGCGCTTTACAGCGTTTTAAAAACTTTGTATATACCCCTGAAACTTACGAAAAAACGCGCGCGAAAGGCCTACCCGTTGTCCGTATTCAAGTTTTTTTGCCTTTTTATACCGCCCCCGGAACAGCAAAAAAGGACGCTCCCGGCAGGAACGCCCTCGACACTTTTCGCTGAGTATACTATACCATATCCGATTTTTCTTTGCAAGCTGTAGCGGACTGTATTTTACTCCGATTTGCTACGGACTTTTTATCCGGCAAGCAAACACTCAATATGTTCCAGCCCAAAGCGGTGAAAATCATATACCCTGCTTAGGCTGAAGCCCACCTCGTTCGCGATGTCACCCCATCGTTTTCCTTCCACATACCGGGCTACCAACACAGCCTGACAGCAGATGTCGGGTATCCGGTTGATAGTTTTATGCACCTCCGCCAGCTTTTCTGAAGCCGCTTCCATTTCGTTTTCGATGTCCAGTTTGGCGGCAACCAAACCGCTCATTCTATGCACATCCGCTGTGGGCGGTCGTGGAGTGTGGCTGAGCTTCGGGGAAATATTGTACAGCGCGTCTTCCAGTGACCGCCGTTGGCCGGCAAGACTTCTCAGCCGGAGATTGACGGCACTGATTTGTTCCAGATATTTTTTAGCTGTTATATATTTATCCAAAAGGAATCCTCCTGTTCAAAAAGTTATTTAATCATTCTTTGCCTCTTTGAGTTTTCGTTTCTTAGAACATTTGGCTCTTTTTGGCATTGATTTTCGTATTCATTATCTCTTTGTTCTTAGTCAGCCCGCTCTTTTGCGGACCGGCCGTCCCATAAATAGGTACGGACTTTTATGTTCTAACCACAGAATCTAACCCTCATATCCTCATCCCGATAAAAAGGTTAGGCGGTTAAACCCTTGATACCACTGGCTTTTTTGACATTCCTATCTTTCTAACCAAATTTTTCACCCACTGTAGGTTTAGGGCTATACACACGCGCACGCGCGCCTGCGCATATGCGCGGGATGTTTTCAATAAAGTAGAGTATAATTATATTTTTGGATAGGAAGTTAGGAAAACGCTGAAAGCCTTATGGGAACTGTGTTTTTCACCCTATCTTTTTCCTATCTTTTATAAAAACAAAAAGATAGAAGTTAGGATTTGTAATTATGCGGAGGTCTCGGATTGGGTTCAAAGCCCGTGACATCGCAGCGGTCCGACAGAATTTCAAAATTCACCTTCCATACCTTGCGATTCTCGCCGCCCAGCCACATCTGCTCATTTTTGGCGATAAATATATCGCTGTGTTCCAATTGCTTTTTAAATTGCGCGTAGGTCAGAACTTCTCCGGTCACGGCGTACTCGCGGCGGTATTTAGTGTATCGGTCATAGATGTTGCTGAGACATAAGCTGAGAACCTTGTCGTCTTGGTCAAGGTCATAATCACAATCCGAACTAAGATTCATCCTCGCCATAATTTCAAAGGTTTGCTCCACCACGCTTTTGTTATGGTCGCCGCCGTCCAGCAGATATTCACGGACGCCCTGCTCAAGGTATCCCCGGCAGGTATCCAAACTAAAGGGGAATACATCGCTCCACGCCAGTCCCATCCCGGCACATAGTTTTTCTATGAGCCGAAGCCCGGCATACGCACAGGCAAGGTTACTTACTACCCTTGCGGGCAACGCGTCGGAGAACATGGTTACTGCTTCCTCGTGCCATGCCCTGACCGTTTTGACATCCGTACCCAATGCCGCGTCCAATAAGCCCCGCCCGAACGCTCCGAGTAGTTCTTCATAATTACAAAGATTGCGGAACGCAGTCCTGTATTCGGCGGGCTTGATGTCTTTTTTCGAGAAAAGCAGTTCAATAGAACGTTCACGTACCGCTGCCTCGTCCGCTGATTCCTCCCCGGCGATAACCATTGGAGCCAAAAGTTCATAGCTTATGGTTTGCTGGTCGGCGCGTCCCCTGATGCCCTCATGTCCGTCGTAGGAATCACGGAAATGGTTATACAGGATGCTTTGTTTGTAACGATCCATTTTAGAGGGCTTGAATTCATCCAGCGGTTGGGGTATCATATTACTGGAAGCAGATTCCCGCATCAGGGTAAACGCCGTCACCTGCGTCGCGGCGGTGACCTTTGTCCGTGAAAATATGGGCAATATGGCTCGTTCCAGCGTATTGGACTTGCCGCTCCCTGCCTCGCCGATTAAAAACATATGAGGATATTTGATACCTGCTATACGCAAATGGGGCTTGATGAAACACCCGGCTGACCACGCCAGCACGCCCGTTGTTTTGTTAGGTTCGTTATATGATAATAACCATTTACCTATTTGGCGGAGTTGTCCGGCGTTTATCATCTTTTGGGATAGAATGCCGCTTTGTATGGATTGGTGCTTTTCTAATTGAACAATATCATCCGCGGCGACGCTACCCGCTTTAATAGCTCCTTCGCTCGAAACAAACACCATCCGGCCGCCATACTCGTAAATACCGATGGCTTTAACACCTTTTTTCTTGTCCCAGGGCAGGTCATTAATAAACGCCTTGAACAACTCCAAATCACCCTCTGAGCCGTAATATGATAGTGCGATGGTGCGTTTATTAAGCACAGTCTTGAATTTCTGCGGGTTAGCAAAATCGCTTGTCAGAAAGGTTTGGCGGTAAGTTTCGCCGTTCGCGGTAATAAGGTCGGCGGTTAGCTGGGTTTCGTCATCGGACAAAAGCATTTCTAACGGCTTTATAACAAAATTGGTAAGCGGATAGATTTTTTCGCCTTTAGCCCGGAAATACCGCCCGTCGAACTGAAACACAGGGCTTTCCGCATCGGGACTGTATCCGCTTTCTGTACCCTCGATGGCACGGTTCAGAGTTTCCTCGCCATATGTAGAGCCGTCGGCATGATGACGGTCATCCCATTTAGGACGCATAAGCCCCGACTGCCGGAACAATCGATCCATCTGCTCACGGTTTTTGTTTGACCAAAAAGCCAGATTACAGCACATGGACATATCCGCCTCGGACTGACTGCCGAATAACTTCTGCCATCTGCCGTCCCACAGCGCAGCGAATTTATCACCTGTGCCGGACATGCGGGCTTTTTCCAGTAATTCCTCATCGGTGATGGGCGTCCCGGTTGTGCGCTTCTTTTTACTTTGTTTTTTAGCCGTGGGCTTGCGGATAAAAGCATCATGGATTTTTTGCAAAGTGTCATTATCCTCGGCAATAATATCAACGCTGCCGGCATAAGGTTTCCCTGTCATGGTAAAATAGCGGGCATGGGTATACATTTCCACGTCGGTATCCTTGTTCCGACATCCGCCTTCCGGCTTTTTACCTTTGAGTAAAATATGCAGTCCCGTCCCGGACGGGCTGGTTTCGATGTAGGTCGTGGGTGTCATAGACAAAATGTCGGTTGCTGTTTTAGTGAGTTCCCCTGTATCCGGATCAATGCAGTCATCTACATCCACACCTACGATGTTGCCGTCTTTGACAAAAACGAAGCCGATGCCGGAATAAAGATACTGTTCCTTAGCTGCCATTGCCGTTTCGTAATCCGTCCATGTTTTAGGATTTGTTGTTGATGCCTTTTTGCCGCTTTTAGGATCGTAAGGGATTTTTTTATCTTTACTGCCTTCGGGATCCGGTTCCAACCGCCAGCATATCCATTGCGGTAGGGCGGTCAGTTCTTTTGGAAATTGTGTCATGATCGATAATCACCTCTCATTCTGATTTATTTTTGCGCCGCGGTACGTTGCCCCGCGGTCTGCGTCCTTTCGGGCGCATTTACGCCTTTAGTGTCGGAATACTTGCTGGCCGCCTTCCGATTTGCCTGGGCGGACGCGCCATATACACGGCGCGCGGCGTTTATTAAGTTTGAATCGGTTAATTAGAAAACCGATATTACTGATTGCATTTTCTATTATATCACCTTCTTGTCGTTTTGTAAATGAATTAATGGATAATTGTAGTCGTAAGATGTATGATTCCACTTTCAATAGATATATGTATATACGCTTAGAAATCTGTTTTCTGTCTTTCGATTAAAAAGCCTTGTAAATCGGGCGGGATAATGGTATACTGTTGATTGTCAGAAATCTATTATCTATTTCAACGTGAAAAAATATGAAAGGCAGCGATACCGTACGGGAGAGCTTGATTTTTCATGGCTCCGGGTGCGAATTTTGTATCGCATTGCGATTTGGAGGAATCAAAATGGCAAACATATATTACAAGATAGAGTCCTGTTTCGATGGCAACGGAGAATATATTCCGCCCGTGGAAGTCAGCGCGGCGGAGCTGACCCCGGATGACCATGAGGCCTTGTTTCGTTTTCTGCGTTCCGATTTATCGCTCATTGACGAGTCGATGAACGATTTTCTCGGCGCGCTTAACCTTGAAACGCTTGAAATCAATAAGGCTAACATAAAAAAGAACCGGCAAAAGGTGTACGACGCGTTGGCGAGCGTACATCCGTATTACCGGTTCGGCGGTAGCGCGGCTTATGAAACAAATCGCGCTGTCCGTCTTGGGTTGAATATATTATTGTATAACGGCGGGTATGGAAGGGCTGCGCTTCTCACCAAGGAGAGGTACTTTGAAATACTTGTTGCTCTTTCATCTGATGACGCTAAGTTTTGGAATGACACAGATTTTTTTGACAGTCTTTATGAAGAATACAAGGACTTCAATCCCACGGATGTCGATTATTTTGAGGACAGACCGAACTACACATTTCCCGCATTGCAAAAAGCAAAGGACACGCTCCGGCAAATGATGTTCTGGATTTTTGACTTCTCCGTGGCGGAACTTTCCCATTTGACCGTTTACCAGCGGGCACATTTATATGACAATATTTTTTACGGGCAGTATTTGCCCGTGCTGGAACTCAAAAAAACATACTCTTTCGCGCCGGAGGACGGACGTCAGAGTATGGGCATCCTTGATTTTGCCGACGAGGACGATGCTCTCGCTGTTTTTCAGCTACACAACAACAGCGGCGCTTTTGGCGTCGAAAACGACACCCCGTTCCCGGATATTATGAAAACGCTCATTGATAGCGTTACCAAGACCGCTTCAACGCCAGTTCGGGAGCTTTGCGAAATTGACGAGTTGGAACAGCTGCTGATCCTTGAGGTGATGGGTATGCTCGACCAAAACATCATTGTAAAACGCTGCCGATACTGCGAAAACTATTTCCTTGCCGAAAACATGAAAAACGAATATTGTACAGGCACAGCGAAAGGTGAAAAAAGACCCTGTTCCGAAATAGGATCGGCGAGAACCTATCAGAACAGAGTCAAAAATGATGAGGTGAAAGTGTTGTTTCAGCGGGCGTACAAGACCCATTTCGCCCGCATTAAAAAGGGTAAGATGACGCAGTCGGATTTTTACGCATGGTCGATTGAAGCTCGGCAGAAGATGGATGATGTCCGCGAGGGAAAATTGGGGATGGATGAGTATGAGGCGTGGCTGAAGGTGTAAGTCAAGATGATGCCCTCTCAAAACCCGCTCCGCTCAAAGATGATTCAAATAAAATAATATTCGCTCATTTGCAACATTTCTATTGCAATTCGCCTTCTCATGCGGTATAATATATTTGTATTTCAGTCGAGGGAGGATACGTGATGGCTGTCAGCTATAATAAATTATGGAAAATACTCATTGACCGAAAAATGAAGAAGAAAGAATTGCAAGAACTGGCGGGGGTAAGTGCCAGTCTTGTAACGAAACTTGGCAGGGAAGAACCCGTCACAACAGCCGCTCTTATGAAAATTTGCGCCGCTCTTAATTGCGATATCGGAGATATTATGGAATTTGTGCCGGGCGAATCGAACGGAGGAATATCTAAATGAAGATTATTTCTCTTTTCAGCGGTGCGGGCGGTTTAGATTTAGGATTAATACAAGCCGGAAATCAAGTGATATGGGCGAACGATATTGACGCCGATGCCGCTATGTCGTATGCAAAGAATATCGGTGAACATATTATCTGTGCGGATATAAAGGACATTAATATTAAAGCATTACCGAACGATACCGATGTTGTAGTTGGCGGTTTTCCCTGCCAGGGATTTTCACAGGCCAATTTGCGGCGTACAGTAGATGACGAACGTAACTTATTATATAAATTTTTCTACGAGGTGATCAAAGAAAAACAACCGCGATTTTTTATTGCCGAGAATGTCAAGGGGATATTAAGTCTTGGCGGCGGTGAAGCGATTAAACGCATCATTGCTGATTTTGAAGGTGCTGGATATATAACAGATGTTCATCTGGTACATATGGCGGATTACGGAATCCCACAAACAAGGCAGCGTGTTTTTATCATTGGGCAGCGTAAGGATTTAGGTAATGAAATACTATTCCGATTTCCAGCAAAAACACATGGACGCGACGGGAATCCAAAACCATGGGTTTCGATCGAAACAACGTTAAAACATTACCCCGATCCTGATTCAACGAATGATTATTTAAACCATGTTTATTCTGCATATAAAGTTGAATACAGAAATTTTACAGGGCATCGTGCCACTGACCCGGCAAAGCCGTGTCCTACGATTTTAGCGCGTGGCAATGGTAAAGGCGGTGTATGTGCCATTCCGCATTATAACGGCAAGCGCCGCTTGACAATTAGGGAAAGTGCGGCAATACAGACATTCCCTGACGATTTTGAATTCATCGGACAGATGAACTCATGTTATCGGCAAATAGGAAACGCTGTCCCTGTAAAGTTCTCGTATCTGCTGGGGCAAGAACTAATGAGATTGGAGCGTGATTTGGCATGAAAGTAGTGTCTTTATTTTCGGGAGCCGGGGGGCTTGACCTCGGCTTTAAGATGGCGGGGCATGAGATTGTTTGGGCAAACGATCTGTATGGCGATGCCGTGGAGACTTACCGCACCAATTTGGGCAACCACATTGTCTGTGAAGATATTTTTGCAGTGGAAGCAGAAGCTGTGCCGGATTGCGACGTTATCATCGGCGGTTTTCCATGTCAGGGATTTTCCGTTGCCAATACCAAACGCAATATCGCTGATGAACGCAATCAACTATATAAGCAGCTTATAAGAATCATCGATGCAAAAAAGCCCAAGTTTTTCTTAGCCGAAAATGTTAAAGGTATAATGAGCCTTGGCAAGGGTGAAATTCTTAGAATGATACTTGAGGACTTTTCAAATCTCGGGTATAAAGTTCAGGCAAAATTGCTTAATGCCGCTGATTACGGCGTACCTCAGTTGCGCCAGCGCGTTTTCATTATCGGCGTCAGAAACGATATAGATTTTAATTATGAATATCCGCAGCCCTCTCACAGCACAGATGAGAGCGACGGGCTGAAAAAATGGCTCGGCGTCGGAGAGGCGTTAAAGGATATCCCAGACCCCGACGAAACGAATACCATCGCTAATCACGATTACTCAAAATACAAATTGAGGTTTAATGGGTATCTCGGACACAGGACGATTGATTCCGAAAAACCCGCGCCGACCGTGACTGCCCGCGGCGATGACAGAGGTGGCGTTGTGGTTCTGCATCATCCGAACAATCAGCGGAGGATGTCCTGCCGCGAGCTTGCCACCGTGCAAAGTTTCCCTCTCGACTATGTGTTTTCGGGCAACCGCTCATCTATTTACCGCCAGATTGGAAATGCCGTGCCGCCTTTGCTGGCTTGCGCCGTAGCAAAACAATTTAACAGTTACAGAGAGGGGAATTAATATGCTGCCACAGAATTACATGCCAAAGAAGCCCTTCCCCGACTTCAAATGGAAGTGGGCAAGCCTACAGTGTACGGAAAGCTTAAACGACCCTGTTGTGCTCTTAGGCGTTCTTTTCCGTATGCGGAAATTGGAAGAACACGGATATAAATACAGTTCAGAAGAATTCGCGGCGGAATTGCAAGAATTGTCCGAAGATATCAAGGACTCCATCGGTGTGGATTTGGCGAGAAGAACTGGCGAGCGTAACCTTATCCGAAATTCCGGCCAATATTGGCGGGCTGTGGGCTTATTGGAAGATGGCGACCGCTCGGGTAAAATCAATCTTACGGAATTCGGGCGCCGCGTAGCCGACCACGATATTTCTCAAACCGAGTTTTCAGCCATAACCGTGCAGACATTCAAGCTGCCGAATCCACAAATCCAAACGCCAGAGGAATGTAATCAATGGCTCAGTAACGGTTTGGTCATATACCCTCTGAGGATAATGCTTTCGGTTCTCAGACGCCTACAAGAACTCGGGCAGGGCTATATCACCACGGAGGAACTTATTCGCATTCTCATCCCGTTGTCCGGCGTAAAAGCTGAAATTGAAGACTATGTAAACTTCATCCTTTGGTTCAGAGCCGGACAAATAACGCTTATCGGCTGGCCGGATTGCGCCCCGCGTGATAACGATCCCCGTATCGCAAGAGAATACCTGCTCTTTTTGTCGTACTACGGTTATACCGAGCGGTTCGAAGGAGCGACGCGTATGGATGAGCGTTATGCGTATAACGTAACCCTCGACGCGGAAATCGCGGCTATTCTTGCCGAGCCGCCGAAAGAAGAATCCCTGCAGGAAGCAATCGCTCATATCAGAACCACGGATATCACTTCCGAAATCGAAAGAAAACGTGTTGAAACGCAACGGATCAGCCGTCCGAATCAAGCCCGTTTCAGAAAAGCCGTGCTTGAGGCTTGCGAACGCTGCGTTATTACGAACGTAATGATGCCGGAAGTGCTGGAAGCGGCACATATTAAGCCGTTCAAATATAATGGTGAGGACACCATCGCCAATGGATTTGCTATGCGGATGGATATTCATCTGCTGTTTGACGCGGGACACTTACGGATTTCCGATGTTGGCGATGTGGTTTTGTCCACCCGCGCCCGTATGGATTACGGTGCGACTGTGCCGCCGCGTATTGTTTTGCCGGACTATACGAACCGGGAGTTCTTGCGTTGGCGATGGGATAATTATAACGGGATTTAAAGAATATTTGCGTGATATATAACCAATGAAAGGCCGTTAGCGACTAAAGTAAAAATAACCAGGAGGACAGCGAAATGACTATTATCCAAACATCCATACACATAATCGACCGTGAATCAGGGCGCGTAACACAACGCGAGGCACCGGAGGCGTTCGAGGCGTATGTTTCCGAGCTAATAAACCATGTCAGGAACAATGTGTCTGTACGTGATTACAAAACCCGGTCTACCTCCACGGAGGTTATCAGATGTATTTTAGATTTGTGCGCAAATCAAGATGGTGAATTTATTTCGTCCCAAATGCATACAATGGCTAATCGTCTTTTGCTTAAAGAAACAGAAGCGCAAGGTCGGATAAGCGGCACAAACATAGCGGTACAACGCGGCAGCTTAATTCAGGCATTGCTTTTTGACGAATCAGTCGAAGAATATACATATTTATTGGCGAAAGTAGAGCATAGCGAATGGGTGGATGATTCGGACTTCACGTTCAAAACAGGTTTTTCCAAAGATAAAAAAACAATGTGGAAATCATGCTTGTTTGGTTTATCTGACTTGGCATCTACGGAGTTTCATGCGAGAGTTTATTCAGATACAAAAGCTCAATATTGGAGCAGTGGTTTTTTAGAATTAGACGTGATGAACAGCGATGAAGTCAATACACAAAAAGCATTTCAAGCGATTGATGCGACCCTGGGGCATGGATTCCGTGGAATGACGAGTCCTGACCACACAATAATTCGAAATGGATTTGTCACTTATCTCAAAAATAATGAACACATTGATTTCCCGGTAATGGTGGATTCAGTTTTGGGGAATTATCAACCCGTAGATACAAATCTCACGCAAGAAGAAAGTCAGCTGTTGAATGAAAAAATACAAAATATTAGAACACGCTTATTAGAGCAACCCGAAAAACGCAAGTTTGATAGCCAATTCAACGCTGTAAATAGCGCTATAAATGCTCGTATTCGACAGGTTTTCAAACTTCGTGAAGGTATAGACCTGCGGGTGTCCTGTGCTGTAGAAGATGGTGTAATCCAAGCGGTTGAGGAAGGTGGCGCAAGATATATAAAAGTGCGTACCGATAACGAAACTACTTTTAGAAAATTCCAAACCGTCTCAACAACAAGGTAATAAGCACATATAATAACAAGAAGGAGTTGACAACCGTGAGGTTTTTTTCAGAAGTCCGTGAATTGCTTAAATCTGTAGATATCGAAGTAACCGAGCGGTTAGACACCGCCGAGGCTTCTTGCACTATTGCTTATAATACTTTACCAACCATTGAAACACTTCAAGCACTTTTCAAACTCATTCCGGATAGGGACACAATAACACTGTCTTTAATAACGGACAGCGGGGACATGGTAACATTCACGAATCACCAAACAGAAGCCATGGATTATTCTTCGCTAACAGACGGGTTGCTGTCAGAAGATACTATTGCTGTTAAAATTCAAATTGATAAAACCGTTATAGATAGAAAATTCTCTGTCTACAATTACGAATCTTTTGTCACAGATTTATTGCAGCGGTCATTGCCGGAAATAATGAGCTGGTTTTCAGTATGCCTATCAGATCAGGAAAGCCTTATGTTTGAGGTGTTTGATTATGATATTTCCTTTTCCACAAGGACGATTGCTTTTGAATCCAGCGAAAATGCTTCCTTTTCGCCAACAGTCAATAGGATGCAACGAATAACTGATTGTAAAAATACTGCTTGTTTTTATAATATGAATAACTTCGAAATATTACCGGACGATTTTATTGTTCAGGGTATTGTGCAAGCCAATAACCGATTGTTGCCTCTCTTTAACAAATTAGCAACCATTCTTTCGCTGGCGTATGTTTCCTCTTCCGCGTCAATAAATGATAGAACAATTAATATTCAAATTAATGGGCAGCGAACTGTAGGCTATGAAATCGAAATGACAGAAATCCCAGAAGACGATAAATGGAAAAATATATTCACATGGATTTTTACGGACGGCAATATTACAGATAAGGCATTAATAGCTCATAATGTAATTAGTCTGCATTGCAAGTTTGAAGCACTGCTTAATCTCGACAACACAGTATTCGAAGCTATAAAGACTAATTATAATCTTTATTTGCGAAACAATGTTAATCAATATCTCGATATGAAGCGCGACATCGCTAAGTTCATTCAGAATGTCGTAGCGCAAGTCGGTGATTATGCCGTGGCGATTCTCGGAAAATTTAAAACAAACCTATTTGCTATTTTTGGTTTCCTTTTCACGGTTGTACTAACGAAAATCGGGAGTGCACAAAAATGGGACGATATTTTTACCAAGCATACAATTTATATTGTAGAGCTCTTTGTGGGAGGTTCGTTGATATATTTGTTGATTTGCTTTTTTGAGGCTCGTTATAAACTAAAGAAAACCAAGCAGGGCTATGATGATTTGAAAAATAACTATAAAGACGTGCTGTCCGAGCCGGAAATTAAAGAAGCTTTTAAAGATGACAAGTTGCTGACAGACACCGAAAAAACAGTGAAAAGAGGTATGATTGTGTGGTCTCTTGCCTGGGGTGGAGTGTTGGCTGCCTCTGTAATTGTAATTGAAGTGTTTACAGCTAACCGCGGTTTGATTGTTTGGTTGTGGAACAAACTATTTTGAACATCGGAGGAATGAAAATGCGAGCGGAATGCCAATTTGCAAAAGCTGGACAAGGGTTGTTTTATAACGGAATCCTTATCGACGACAGAGGGAAGCGATTTTCGTTTGTATACGATTGCGGTACTTTGCCGTGGTTGCAAGCTAATTATGTGTTAAATAAAAGCATTTGGACATATAAAGACTTTATCAAGAACAGACTGGATTTGCTCTTTATATCGCATTTTCATCAAGACCACATTTCGCACATTCCAGAATTATTATCAAACATTTCGGTAGGGACTGTGGTTATCCCATACATAGACCCCGATATGCGTTTGTTGCTGGCAGCGCAATATGATGGAATTGAGACAGATGGTGATCGAATATCTTTTTTCAGAGAGCCGAGTAAGTGGTTATTGGATAGAGGGGCAGAAAAAGTCATAACTATCCGTGGCGCGGATGATTTCGGAGAAGAAAACAAAAACGAACAGGGCATAAAACCCAATCCTGAAAAAGACCCTGAATACTTGACTATTTCGTATAACTCTCGTAATAGCTCTGAAAATTCTGAAACAATAGAATGCGAGGGTTGGTGTTCGTTAACATCATGGTATTATGCGTGGGAGTTCAAGACATTCAATCCGTACCCCGAAAAATATAGTGTTGAGCTTATCGACAGTGTTCGTGCTATCTTAAATGAAAACGACGGAGATTTTCGCAAAATCCTACGAGATAAAAGTTTGCGGGAAAAGCTTAAAAAACTATTACTTCAGAAAATAAATATAGGAATATGCTTGCGGATATGATATAATAAAGATATGAAATATATAGATTTAAGGAAACTCAGCGCCGAAGCCTTGG